CAGCTGATGGGAAGTCTTGGAGTGAAATTGTGTCAGCAGCAGTAGGAGGTGCTGAGAACCTTCAAAATCCTAGCAATAGGTCTTCTGGAGCGGGGTCTGATTCGAGGACTTACCGGAAGAAAATGCATACGTCTGGACCTAAGAAGCAAGTTCCAGTCGTTCCACAAACCCGCTGTCGGGCACGTCCTGCAAGGAAGAGAGCAAAGAAGAATAAAGACGTTGCTTCGGCGGTTGTTCCTGATCCGAAAGGATCTGATTCGTCTACTAAGGAGGGAAGCCTGGTGGATGACTCAAAAGAAGAAGCTACGGATGAAGAGTTTCTGACTTGGACGGATGATGAGATCCCCTCTGAACACGTATTCAACCCGTCCAACTCGTCTAGTAATAAGTCTTCTTCTTCTAGAAATCTAAGGGTGGAGCTCGAGTCCACACTGGTCCAGCCCTTAGCACACGTGCGGTTCTTGATGCTGTGGCAGAATCGCGAGGTAATTTGGATGCAGCCAAGCAGATGAAAAATGACCTTAAACAAAAAGAGAAAGACCCAGAGGCGCTTCGTGTGGCTGCCTACGTCAAAACCCTTCAAAATGATGGGGTTTTGTATCGACGAAATTTGGGTTTTTATCTCCTTCACCACCTAGAAGGGCGGACGTATTGGTCTAGCTCACCGGTTCTCCTCAATCTTATGCAGGACCTGCGTCTTCTGGGTTTGAAGATGGAGTATAATGACTATGATCCCACCATTGTACTCGGAACCTGTCCTGGTTGGTTCCATCCTGAATATCTCTTGTTGCCCGCCGCCTCGCCTATTCAAGATGGTTACACGGTCTTTTATGATGTAACTGTGTTGGAGGGTGAATATTATAGTTATTTGGAACCTCGTCGATGTGTCTATTCTGATGCTGATCAGGCTATTTTTGCTTTGGCCGACGAAGGTTTGAAAGAGGTCGACCGAAAGCTCCATGACCGTTTTATAGAAGTGGAGTTGACGCCTAATCTCGTTTCAAAGCTTGTGGATAAAGGTCGCAAGCCGCGCAATGCTATGATAGATACGTATCTTGAACAGTTCTTGAGAGGCACCAAGACATATTCAGAGCTTTCTTTTAACAGTGTGGTTCAATCTCTGCTTCTTCATAGAGATTGTCCTAGTTACGTTCGGTATTTTCCGAATCTGGTGAACGACACACTGATTTATTATTATATCTCCAATCATACATACTGGCACAATCGGGTTTGTGACATGCCTCGTGATGTCCAATTCGATGATCGCTTTATTGATTCGACCACTGGAGTCAACTTTATGGGAAAGAGTGTCTCTTTCAATATGATGCAAAAGATCTGGCAGGATCATTTTGTTCCAGAGATTAATGTTAAGAAAGCTGAGTTCGAAGCGTTTAAAGATAGCTTCAGCTCCCCCCCTCCTCCTTCTCCTCCTATTCCTCCTCGGGCCCCATTTGGAGCTCACCCCCCCCCTGAAGAAGATGATGATCTACCTGGGGTTTGGACGGATGACACTTCTGAG